GCAAAGGCCGCAAGGCATTAAGTCGCCCGGTAACTAATCACACCGCCAGTCAACAGCAGCCGGTAGAGGCGTTCACCTTTGGCGAACCCTCCGCCGTGCTCGACAAGCGGGAAATTCTGGATTACATCGAATGCACCGGTAACGGTAAATGGTATGACCCGCCTATCAGTTTTGACGGGCTGGCGCGCAGCTTCCGAGCGGCGGTGCATCACAGCTCACCGCTGTATGTGAAGCGCAATATTCTGGCTAGTACCTTTATTCCACATTCGATGCTCAGTCAGCAGGCTTTTAGCCGCTATGCGCTGGATTATCTGGTTTTTGGTAATGCGTTTTTAGAGGTTCGCCGTAACCAACTGGGCGCACCACTGCGCCTCGACCCCAGCCCGGCCAAGTACACCCGCCGTGGGTTAGAGAAAGATTGCTACTGGTTTGTGCAGAACTGGAAAAATGAACACCTGTTTGAAGCTGGTAGCATTTTCCACCTGATAGAGCCGGATATTAATCAGGAGCTTTACGGCCTGCCGGAATACCTCAGCGGTTTAAATTCGGCATGGCTGAATGAAGCGGCCACGTTGTTCCGCCGTAAGTATTACCAGAATGGCGCTCACGCGGGGTACATCCTATATATGACTGACGCGGCGCAAAGTAGCAGCGATATCGAGGCAATGCGTAAAGCGATGCGCGACACCAAAGGGTTAGGCAACTTCCGCAACCTGTTTATGTACGCACCCAACGGCAAAAAAGACGGTATCCAGATTTTACCCTTGAGCGAAGTCGCCACCAAAGATGATTTTTTTAATATCAAGAATGCCACCCGTGACGACTTGCTTAGTGTTCATCGGGTGCCGCCGCAGATGATGGGGATTATTCCCAACAATACCGGCGGATTCGGTGACGTGGCGAAAGCCTCACAAGTGTTTGTCCGTAACGAGTTAACGCCGTTGCAAGAACGATTGAAAGAGGTGAATGACTGGATAGGGGAAGAGGTGATCCGGTTCAAGCCTTATGAACTGATAAGCGAGGATTGATATGGGATGCAAAGCGCCAACACCATATAACCCCGGCGACACAGTGAAGAGGCCCGCGCCACTACCGCAGCCACCGCAAAAATACAAAACGGAAAAAGGAATAATAATGGAAACACAAACTAACCCAAAAATCACAGCACAACTGGCGGCTGATATTCTTAACCAAGCGCTGTCGCTTGACCCGGATTGTATTACTGCACTGGTATCGCAACGGGTAGAGTGTAACGCGGCATTAGCTCATGACTCTGAGGTAGCGTGTGGTATGTCTAAAGGCAAATACATGACTGGCGCACTTGGTATTATCAACTCATTGGTCAAAGACGGCGTTGTTGCCGCACAGTTTACTGATGACAATAAGCTGGCCGGGTTTCAGGTTTACAAATAGTTAACTGATAGTTTTGAATATCATAGCCGCCGAACCGGGCGGCTTTTTCATGCCTGAAAAGTAGCGATCCCAACACCTCGCGCCATACGCCACCAGACGCCCGCCACGCCCTCGCCCCCATGAACACGCATTGATTCCCAACCCAACCGAACGCAGCACCACGGCCCGCCCAAGATCGATAAATAAGGGTATCAAAACTCTTTGCGCGCAATGCTATCCCCGCCACGCCTGCGCGCTTTGCAGGTCGCTTTTCATGCACTTGCATGAGGTATAGAGAACCGCGCCGGGACTGGTGCTAAGGGGGAATTTCTAACTCAAGTTCATCATGCAAAATCATGCACTATATGCATGCAGTGCTAAAAGTCAGCGCAAAGAATGCAAACCGGACTCCCCTGCTCCATCTAAATAGATACTTTTAGCCTCTATAGCTAATTCAGCAATCCACGCCAGTGCTACTTCACGATCTCTATTTTTCATCTCGTCACCGGCTGACATTCTGGCTATGAGGTCTATACGTTCGAGCAAAACTAGCCCATCTAAATCTATCACCAATAATCTCCCAGCACTTGTGCATACTGTGTTTATATACAGTATACTATGCACTTTTTAAGAAAACTTCTATATAAATATATGGTTTTACTTGAGTAAAAATTTTTGGCTTAAAAAGCAGCCTATTGAACAACAAGCCTTTTATGCATAAAAACAGTGAACACGGTGCGTCACACTACATATTTAATTTGTAGTGTGACGCGTCACAACGGTTTAATTGCGCTAATTAATAGACTGTTAATGCCTTTGGTCTGCCAACATGCCGACTCACCCCGTAAGCAACACCCATTTGGATCGCCCGGCAAGGTATCGCCACATTTACCACAACGCTGTTTACCCAGTTCAGCCAGTTGATCTTTTAGTCGCTGGTTGTCTTGGCGAATAAGCAGCGCGATATATTCCGGTAAATCGTAGGCTGGCCGGAACAGACGCCGGGCGGCCATGCCCTCGGTGAGCATGGTGTATTCTTCTGGCTCCAGTCTGGCGCGAATTTCATTGATACCGGCAGATTTATCACGCTGGCGCTGTGCCTGTTTACGGGTAGTGGCGTCGGTTTTAGTCATGAGTTTCCTCTCAGGTAGATTAATCATCGAATTCCGGCCAGTCGGACAAGGCCGGGTAATGGATCACCGCATCACCAACAGCCATTTTTGCCCCACGCGCTAACGATTCCAGTTCCCAACGTTGGGCGCTGATATCTTTCAACAGTAAATCGTTGCGGATTTGGGGGATGCGCTGGCGTTCTTCGCGGGTTAAACGGGCAGATGGCGCAATTAGTCGCCCCTTGGTGGGGCCATAACTGCGTTGCATCTTGCTTATCGTTGGCTGCTTCTCTTTAACGCGGGCCACAATCGCCCTCACGGCGGCAGTGTCCGACCAGTCAATAACGGCGTCCGGTGGGTATTCCATCGCCATCACAGGCGTTTCAGCCTGCCCGTTGGGGTCATTTGGCGCTTGGGTGTTTCCACCTAACCCACAGTTATTGACAGGACTCCGAGGCGCGCCAGAGGCGCTTTTCAAAGTCAAAAGCTCAACGTCAACGGCACCAGCAACGATGCGCCATTGGGTTGTGCGGGTTTCATGAATATGGTCAGCGCCCAAATGCGGCGCGTAGATACCGACGACTTTCTGTACTTCTTCATCGTAGGCGTTGAGTTCATCAGCGACGCGCTTGGCTAACCGGACGGTCTGGTTGCCACAATTGGTGCCACCTTGCGCCATGATGTAGGCAGCAAAATCACCCTCATCAGCCGCATGGCGCACAGCTTCCACGGTTTCGTCGAAAGTCTCGGCCAGACTAATAGAGCGGATACGGCGACACTCGCGATAGACTCCCATGGAAGGAAGTCCAATCGGGCGAAACTGAGGAATGCGCCATGTTGCCGCCCACGCTGTCACCGCCGCAGCGGAGTCAGTCAGCAGCTCACCGGTTTCATGATCACGTTCACCCTCAAGCGCGTAGCCGTCGATATTCTTGGCAATGTATTTAGCGATGTAGCCAGCGGCCCCGCCTTTGTTCATGTGCTTACACTCAAAGCGGTATTTAGCGGCTCCGCGCTCGTCACCATCTTCTTTCAACGCATAGCGGCGCATGATGTCGATTACCTGCTGGCGCTGGCGGCGTTGGCAAAACAGCATCATATGCCAGTGCGGTGTACCGTCATGGTGTGGCTCAACCACCCGCATTCCGTAGACGCTTAATTCGTTGTCTTTAAAGGCGGTGCGCATCTTGCTCCAAATCTTGCAGAGATAGCGCTGGCCGTCTTTGGGTGAATAGGCTTCATCATTCCACTTATGATTAAGCTGTACTTTCTCGTTGTCGCCTTTCCCAACAACGCGAGTTGGGTGATATTTGGACGGGGTGGTGATGGTCAGAAACATACCGACGTGCTTTTGCCCGGCAGCATATTTTTCAGTAAAAGCGATGGTGTTCATTAACTCCATGCGGCGAATTTCTGGATTGGAAATACTCGCCATCACCTTATCAATCAGGTCGATGCGCTCACCGGTTTCAATATTTTCTAACTGGCAGCTTTTGAGATATTCCAGATTAGACTGGCGACGGGCGAATACTTCGCGGATAGCCTGCTTACTGGCATAAGAAGACGCTGACTTATCACGGCTGACATTACCGACAGCAATCAATAACGCTTCCCGCCAACGGGTTCTCTGTGCTTTGAGTTTGCGCTCCCACCACTCAGGGTTAACCAGCCGGGATAGGCTGGCGATAGCAGACGTGATATCTAACCGGCCTTTCATGTATTTGCGCCAGTGCATCGGGGTGATATTAAAAGCGCGCGCCATTCTGGCAAGATCGCCGAATATCCGTACCTGTGTATCGGCCTGCAATAAAACGGCCCTGTCACCCTGATTAGCCTTAATGCATTCATCACAATGATGGTTGTACGCCACCATTAGCTCATCACCGATTTTGCGGGCAAAGCGGCGCAGCTCTTTATCATGCATACCCGCTAGGCTGGCATAGGTTGGGGCATCAATGGAAAAGCTCATTGATGCACTGAGGCGCATAACATTTTTGCTATTGACCACCTGAATACGCGGCCAGATACGCTGGTCAAAGACAAACACCAGCCATTTATTTGCGTCGTTTAGCCCTTTATTGGCTAACAGGTATTGATAGCGAGAAATAAACTGGCTACGCAGGAAGTGAGGCAGATTATGGATATTGGCTAAAACGGCTTGCCCCTGAATCAGTTGTTCACGGGTAAGCGGTCTTTGAATGCCGGGCAAGGTTTGGCGCGGTTTGCTGCCGGGGTAGGTATAGGCAGGAACAGCAGCACCGCTGCCCGGATAAGGTAGCGGCGGAGTTGGGATAATGCGGCCACGGATTGAATCTGTCATTTGGCTG